TCCAATAAGCTTTATTTTCTTCCTTTTCCTCAGGTGTGAGTTTCAAAACTTTATCAACCAAGTAATCGATGTGGAAGTATGGTTGTCCTTCCGCGGTTTGTATACCTAGTAAGGAAGATAATAATCCAGCTCGTTTTTCTAGATTACCTAACTTTTTCCATTCTTCGAATAATTGATTGGAGTAGAATATCACATCAACTTGATTAAGAAATACTTCATCGTCTTTAAGTTCTGGAAATTCTATACACATCTGAAGTTTCAGAGGTTTAACAATAAGTTCTTTATAATTTGCTCTTAAACGACTAATAAAATTATTGAATTTTACTTCATCTCTAGTCATTGATGCGGCATCATCAAATACTGTACCACCACCATTTTCTTTATCAAATCTTTGAAATGGTATTTTGGATGCCCTTTTTAAAGCGTTGAAAAACCAAGTCAACATATCATTCTCATTTAAATTGTGTCCCTCTGGACTAACCAAATCCATCTGTGGTGTACCCGCATCTCCCTCTGGGAACCAGATTTGTTTGTTATAAGGTAGATGTTTCTTTCCATTTATTGTAACTGTACCTAAACTATCATCCCATTCAATTTCTTCTGAATAATCAGCAATTAATTGACCAATCTGTTCTTCAGCACGTTGTCTAGGAAGACCCTTAATAGGGATAGTAAACTTTTGGTAAATTGTAGCATTAATTATATTGAACATAATTCTTGTTTGCTCAAGTATTTTTAACTGATTATACGGTCTAATTAACCCCTCCACATAAGAAGTCTCTGAATAATCATTTTGTGTAGAGTAAGATACAAATACAATTTGGGAATCAAGAAATATCCTCCTCAATTGTGGATCTTCTGGAAACTGAATCCACAAATTACCAATAGCCGGTTCATATGCAGGAACGAGTGTTTCGGGTCTCATCCTATTAAAATAGACAATATTTTTCTTCTTATCATCCCAAACAATTTCCAAAGCCACATACCCATCTATTAAATAATCCCTCATCATATTCCAAGCGGTTATACCATCTGAGAATCCAAACTTATGGTAAATTTTTTCAAAATATTCTTGATATTTATCCCTAATGTCCTGTGGATAATCATTTGATAGAGGTTTAGGAGAGCAAAAGTCTTGAGCATCATCATAATCAATAGATTCATCACAAACAGTAGCAACAAAATCTCTTATTTCATCTTTTATTGAGTATTCCCTCAAAATTCTTCTTTTGTCTGCATATGATCTATCAAGATAAGGAATTGATTTTCTATTCAAAACAGACGCTACTGCCTTTTGTGAAAAGAAATCATACATCGAATTATTTTTCTGAGAATATGGATCCTCATTCATCCCAACACCAATCGTGTTTCTGATGATCATATCATCATATCGCATTCCGAAATTTGATAAGGTCCTCAATAATCTATTGAATAAACCTTTATTTTCCACCGAAGACGAAACTAAAGCTGATGATTGATTCTGTTGATTTAACGGGTTATAGGAACCTGCCATAATTCTTGTAAATTTTGATTTACTTATATATAATAAATATGATCCTAGATAATATTGAATGAATTATCTACCATATTTATTGAAGCTATTTTGCAACCTTTGTATGTGATTTTTTAAAACCTGATAATTATCACCTATGTCATCTGACATTTTATAAAAATCTTTAATCAAAACTTGAGACATTTCTTGATCTCTTTGATATTTTGTTTTGATTTTTACTTTCCAAATATCATAAAGTTTATTCGGATCATATTTATTTATCGGATGACCCGAATAAAGAAATGTTGGAACCTTTTTCATGTTAATTCTGTGAGCAAAATTTATTTGTGATGTGTTGTATTCCATAATAGAATATTCAAAACTATATTTAAATAATTCATTATATGTACCAGTCAAATCTACATTCAATTGTCTATCTTGTTCAAAATCCTTTTCTAAAAAGAATTGATCAAAGAAACTAGCTCTTATTTGTATGGGAATAAAGTTTAGATTGATAGCCATAAGAATGGTTAAATTCTCGAATTTTTTTTGAGACACAGTAAATACTGGTGAATATTTTACCCAATTTGAATCATCCATATAATGTAGAAAATAAAATCTTCCCATTTGTATATCTGACACTCTGATATTTTGAACCTTATCATCCGACTTTTGATACTTATTATAAAAATATAATGAATTATTTTTATAATTATCGGCAATTCCGTCACCATATTGCTTTAACGAATAATTAATTTTATCTAATAGAAATCCCATAATGATATATATTCAAAACCCATAAAATTTTTATGATCAATAGCGCTCCGAAACAACCAACCAAGTATAAACAAGGACTATTTTTACCGAACAACAAAGAAAAAATTATAAAATTGAACTCACAGGGGGGTTTGTATTACAGATCAGGATTAGAACAGAAAATGATGATATATCTTGATAATAATCCAAGAATAAAATTTTGGGGGGCTGAACATTTGAGAATACCATATACAAAAACTGAATGGGTCTCTGAAACACAAGAATTCAAAACTACTGAACACAGTTATTACCCGGACTTTTATTATGAATTATCGAGGGATGACGGTAGTGTATCTAGAGTAGTGGCTGAAGTCAAACCAAGCTCTGAAACAAAAGAACCAAGACTTCAAGACAATCCTACTGCAAAACAACTCAAAAATTTTGAATACTCATTAAAAATGTATAATAAAAATCTGAGTAAGTGGAAATATATGATAGAATATTGCGAAAGGAAAGAATTTGAATTTATAATTATCACAGAACAACACCTTGGACAAAAATAATTAAATATAATATTACGTATAGTATACTACATAATAAATTATAAACATTTATTAATGTGAACTTTTTGATAAATAATGGAATAAACTTTGTCAACTCTAACAAATTTATTATAAAATAATATATCCAAAGAGGTGTGAACAACCCCAAAAATAAACACACTACATTTGTTAATTTTAGAATAAGAAACAATTTCAATTGTGTCAAGTCAACGGTATCGAAATCTTTGGTGTAAATTAATGACTTTTTTTTGAATTGAATCCATTCAATCCAGATAAATGATAAAGACAATGTATAAAAAAAAGTCAACATATAGTTTATAATGAGTGTAATCCCATACCGTCATTAGAGGATTCGATAGATATTAATCTTATCTGATGGTCGTTATCACCCTTTTTTTTGTAGAGTTCATTAAAACCCTTAGCTAACCCTCTTTTGAATATTTCCGTGAAATAAGCAAAAGCATTATCCGATTTTTCTTCATTGAAGTTATACCAGTTGGAAAACATATCTAATAAACCAGACTGATAACAGTCCATTCTATCATCATTATTATAATATCTCATTTTTTTAATGGTTCGTTTAGCAAGTGTTTCTAACATTAATTTTGAGTTTCTAGTTAATTTTCCTTGTGCTTTTGATATAATTATTTCTACATATAAATCTTTGTTCTGAAGGTACATAAATGAAATTATTTTTTAAGAATTTAATTCTTAATTAATTTCTTTATATAATATACTAAATCTTTATAGTTTGTTTAAAATAAAAAAACCCCCTTTCGGAGGTTTTTTTTATTGTGAAGATTATACTAATCTTTCTTTTTCTCTTTCTCTATATTGTAATTCTCTTACAGATAAAAGGTCCTTTTCTAATTGATCCTTTCTCTTAGCTAAGTTACCCAAAGCAACTTGTAAAGAATTAGATTCGCCAAGCATTTGGATTGAACTTTGAACTTTTTCCATGTTCAACTGAACATCTTCTAACTTCAATGTAATTTCTCTTTCCTTGTCCTCAAGTTTTCTCTTAGTAACAAATTCTTTTTCAAGATTGTTCTCATAGAAATAAGTAAGATCAAAGTTTAATTCATTCTTTACTTCATTTACAAGTTCGATTGCTGATTCATATTTGAAGAATGAATTGCCATATCTCTGATCACATCTATAAAGATAGATAGCGTTCTTGTAATTGAATGCAAAAACCTCAAGATGTGGATTTACCAAGTTAGAAACCCTTTTGATAACATCCATTTCTACGAACTTATTAAGATTGTGTGAAGTTTCGAGTAAAACAGGATAGAAATTCTTATTCACAATCGGAATGATTGGTGAAGAGAATAAACTCTCTAGAGTTGTTTCTTTGTTCATTTCGTCATCATTGATGTAAATCACTCCCTTCTTATTTACTGATAATCCAATTGTTAAGTTTTCAGAAACTCTAAAATTAATTTTTTCGTCACTCAAAGAAGCAAATCTTAAACCAATTTCAAGATTTCTTAAGGTTTTTAATTTCTCTGGATCAGCAACATGGTTTTCGAGGAGAGTTTTTTCGATATTATCATCAGTCAACAAAAACCAAGAATCTTTAATCATACAAAGATATCCGTCCTCAACTTGTTCCACAATAGTGTAAACAGATTCGGCATTACCACCAGAAAGTAGATTTGTTCTCTGCTCAGGATTTTTAGTCAAGTTATGAACAAACAATTTTATTTCAGGCACCCAATCGTAAACAGCCAACTCATTAAGAATTTTTGACATCCTATCTTGATCAGTATCTAAATTGATTGTCTGTAATAAAACATTGATAGGCTGTCTGTAAATTTGACCTTGGTTTTTACTATCTAATACGTTGTATAAGTGTTTCAATTCATAAAGAAGTTGATACTGATTCATATCATCAGTCAACGATTCTAATAGCCCCTTTACTTGCTTATCATAGGTGAATGGTTTTAATTTTTCATTCAATGAATTAATGACAATCTTCTCAGACAATTCATTACAAGCATTCATATGTCCCTCCAATACAGTGGAAATTTCCATTTGATCCACAGTAAGTGACTTTTTAAAATTGAACAACTCCATTTTGAGATTCTTCATAATGACAAAAATTAATTTTTTAGTTTTCTAAAGTATATATTATATAAAAAAAGTGTATTTTTTACAATTTAGACTTTTACAGAAGATATATATTCGAATTAGTCTTTTTATTTTTTCTTGACTAATTTTGATGAATCGGTCCTAGGTAAATTTGATTTGTTACTCCTCGCATTACTACGCATTTGTAAGTACCATCTAGTTTGTTTAGGATAAATAATCGGATCAGGATCCTTTCTGTATGCAGGATAGTAAGTTTGAACTTCGAAATTTACAGTTAGTTTAATTGTATTATCGGAAGTCAAATTCTTCTCTCTCTGTATCTCAACTTGATTTGTATCAGGTATCAACATCACCGCATCGATATTCATAAAATTATGTTCAAAATACATAAATCTATATACCCATAGGGTATCCATTATCGCCTGTGAACATTTAAAAACATCAATTTCACTTGATAATAATATTGTTAGATCATACTTAACAGAAACAGGTACCGCTCTAACTTTTGTTAACATCTTGCGGATTTCATCATCCTTTTCAATTACCATTCGTAACCAAACATTTGGATTAGCAAATTCATCAGATCTTATATCATATGAAGTCAAAGTGAGATGACCCCTTGGTATTTTGTCAGTGTTCAATTCTACAAATCGGTTATTGGATACAACATCATCTGAAAATGAGTCTAATAAAAATCTATCATCTCCAGTCATTGAATAGTAAAATGGTACACTTACCTTCACATCACCATTAGAAAACCTATTCACCCAATTTATTTCCCCCTCTAATGTGTCTAACACACATAGTGTGAGGTCACGAAAAAATACGTCTTCAAAATTAAATCTTTCACCGATCATAATCTTATATATTGAAAACTTATTCTTCGACCACCCGTATAAATAACCATGAAAAATTTACTTTTATCTGAAAGATGGAGACCCAAAAGTTTAGAAGATATCATACTTCTACCCAGAGTTAGAAAACTTTTCGAAAATGGTGTTCAACAAAATGTTATTCTTTATGGGAATTTTGGTACCGGTAAGACAACACTTGCAAGGATATTAATAGGTAAGTATTCCAAAAACAAACCTTATCTGGAATTAAATAGTTCTTTTTATACTTCGATTGATACTTTAAGGAACAAAGTAGATGATTTTTGTTCTAAAGTTTACATGGGATTGGATTTAGTTGAAGAATTACCGAAAGATGCTATAAAATATGTTTTTTTAGATGAATTCGATAGAACTTCTATACAATATCAAGATGCTCTAAAAGCTTACATCGAAGAATTTTCAAGTAAGAATGTGAGATTTATCTTTACGACAAATCATATCAACAAAGTTAGCCAAGGTATACGATCAAGATTAGTGGAGGTTAATTTTGATTGTCAATCCACAGAAGAAGAAAGATACCTTAAAACCGAAATTTATAAAAAAATAACACAAACAATTTGTCCCACCGAAAATTTCAACATTGATAAGGAAAATTTAGTCAGAATTATAAATAAAAAATTTCCAGATTTTCGATCTATACTTATAGAAGTTGATCAGTTCAGACTTACTGGTCAGTCAAGTCAAATCAATTCATCGGTTAATATAAAAATAAAACAAGAACTATATGAATTGGTATATGACAAATCCAAAAATTTTGAAGATATTTATACTTTTCTTATGGAGAATTTTGGACCAGAGAAAATAGACGTGGTTTTGGATTTATTTGGAAAACCATTCATAGAGTTCTCCCTTAATCAGAAAAGGGAAAATATTGAAAAACTTTTTGAGGTCTCTTATATTATTTGTGAACATCAAAAATTACTCGAAACAAATACAGATCCAATAAT